TGACGGAAAGAAGTAGCCATGCCGCGCCAGGTACGACAGACACTCCCCGAGCCGCCCCCGGTTTATGACCAGGCCTACGTCGCGCGCCTGGCTGACGCCATCAACCGCTACATGTTCCAAAGAGATTCGGGGGAGATGATTGCGGCGCACTTCATCGTCACCGACCCGATCCAGATCGGCGCTCCTTCTCCGCCCGGCCTGCCTGATACCAAGGGCCTGCCCACCGGCCTGCTGGTTTTAAAACAGGTCCCGGGGGCGCCGGCCGGGACCTTCTTTCTTACCGTCGTCCAGGAGGGCGATCCTTTATGAAGATGCCGAAAATGTCCGGCGGGTACTCGAATCCTATCCGCGGCTTTGAGCGCCGCATGGCGCCCGATTACGCGCAGCGCGAGTTTCGCGACCCGGCGCTGCGCAGCATGCGCTCGGCGAGCGGTCTCGGCAGCCTGCGCCACACCATGCCGCATCTGAAGCCGGCTGTCCGGCTGCAGGGCGGCGGCAGCTTCGATCCGGTGGGCGAGCTCTACTCCGCCTCGCGCCCCAACTACTACAACCCTGATCCTATGGCGCGGCGCGTGCTTAACGCCATGCGGCAGCTGGGCACGCAGTACTCGAACCCGGCTATGCGCGCCATGCCCGGGTCCTCTATGGCTTTCCCTTACGCGGAAGGCGGCGCGGCCGAGGAGCCGCCGGCCGGCCTGGAAGAGTTGATGGAAGGCGAAGACAACCTCTCGCCCGAGCAACAGCAGGAGAAGCAGATCGTCGTCGAGGCCATGCTGGCGGTCGAGGGCCGGCATCCCGATCCGCAGCGCGCTCTCGAAGCCTTTGTTCAGACTTTCGGCGAGGAGGCCCTCAAGGAGCTACAGGCCATGATGGCCTCGCGCCCGGGTCAGGAGGAAGAAGAGGAGGAGGCCGAAGAGCAGCCAGACGAGGAAAATCAGCCCGAGCAGCCCGCAGAGGAAGAAGGAGAGGAGGAAGTCGAGCAGGCCTCGGGCGGTCTGCTGAGCGGCCCGGGCAGCGGCCAGTCGGACGAGATCGAAGGCGCGACTCCGTCCGGGCGCAAGGTTCTGCTGAGCGATGGTGAGTATGTAATCGACGCGCCCACGGTGGCGGCGCTGGGCGATGGTTCGACTTCGGCCGGCGCGCGCCGCCTGGATCAGATGCGCAAGAAGATCCGGCAGCAGGCGTATGGGCATGACAAGCAGGCTAAGGCCATGAAAAACGGGGGCCGCACCATCATGGTCGAGTTCGGTGGCTGAGCCTATCGTCTACCTGGTGGACCGCACCCTGCGCGAGGAGCTGGAGCTTCTGACGCAGCCATTGATAAAGGGCGACTGCGTGGACTTCGCTGATTACAAGTATCTTGCCGGGCAGATTCGTGGTATACAATTTGCCATACAGGCTTTAGAAGATATGCGGCGGCGCATTGCCAAAGAGCAGGGAGACCTCGAACCATGAGGCGGTCCGAGGCGTTGCTGGCCCCTGCCGAGGACATTTGCGGGCTCATCCAGCCGACCGGCTACAAGATCCTGGTCTACATTCCGCCGCGCCCTGCCACCCGCAAAGGCGGAATGATCGCGGAGCCGGAAGACCGCCGTTCGGCCGAAGAGAACGCCAGCGTGTGGGCGCAGGTGATCGCGTTCGGCCCCGAAGCCTACAAGGACGAGAAGCGCTTCCCCAACGGAGCCTGGTGCAAGAAGGGCGACTTCGTGATGATGCGCTCTTACTCGGGAACGCGCTTCGAGCGGGCCGGTTACCCCTATCAGTACCGGCTCATCAACGACGACACCGTGGAAGCCGTGATTTCCGGCGACCCGGAAGAGATTGAAAGGTCTTCGCGTTAATGCCCGAGGAAACCTCCCCCGCTGCCGCCACTGCCGAATCGGCCGAGCCGGCCGTCGAAGTAGTTCAGGACGAGCCTGCCGTCACCGTCGAAGTCGAGAAGGAGCGCGGCCGCCAGCCGGTCTCGGATGACGAGCTCGCCAAGCTGACTTCGGGCTCGGACGACGAGATTGCGCGCGCCAACGAGAATGCCAAGAAACAGGTCCGCGGCCTGCGCACGGCCTACCAGGAGCAGCGCCGGCGCGCCGAGCAGTGGTCGCGCGACGCCGCCACGGCAACCAACGTGGTCGACCAGCTCTATCGCGAGAACCAGACCCTGAAGCAGAACATCGCGCGCTCCGAGAACGCGCTTATCGACCAGGCCCTGACGCGCGCCAACTCGCAGCTGGAGAACGCCAACAGCAAGTACAAGGCGGCGCTGCAATCAGGCGACGCCGATCTGATCGTGGCGGCCAATACGGACGTGGCGCGCTCCGCAGCCGAAGTCGATCGTCTCACCATCCTGAAGCCGGCGGCGGCCGCCGCGGAACGCGAGCCGGCGGAGCAGGAACAACCGGCTCCTGCAGCGCCCATGCAGCCGCGTCCGGCCACGGCGCGCATCCGGCAGTGGGTCGACGCCAACCCGTGGTTCAACAGCAACGAGGAGATGACCGAGTTCGCCATGCGCCAGCATAAGCACCTGGCGATCGACGGCATCACCGAGGAATCGAACCCGGAGCTCTACTTCCGCACCATCGACGAGCGGATGCGGCAGCAGTACCCGGAAAAGTTTGGAGTTACTCCTGCGCGGCCCACCGAAGGCCACGCAGCCCGTCCGGTGGCGGTCACCGGCGGTACGCGCAGCAACGGCGCCACTACCACTCCGAGCGGCAAGCGTGTGGTCCACCTGACCGAATCGCAGGTCCGCCTCGCCAGTCGTATCGGGCTCACGCCAGAGCAGTACGCTGCGCAATTAGTCAAGGAAGAGCAGCAAGGGGAGAGGGACAAAGGGAGGGTTCAATGAACGCCAGCAACGACCGGTCTCCGCGCGACCAGGAAACTCGCGCGAGCGAAGCACGCCCCGTTCTGTGGAAGCCTCCTTCGACATTGCCCGATCCGCACCCGCGGCCAGGTCTTACCTTCCGCTGGGTCCGGGTCGCGACATTCGGCGTGCCCGATCCCGCCAATCTCTCCAACTCGATTCAGGAAGGATGGGAACCCGTCCGCGCCGCCGACTACCCCGAACTGGAGTTCCGGCCGGACCGCGACTCGCGCTTTCCGGATTGCGTGGAGATTGGGGGGCTGCTGTTGTGCGCCACCTCGACGGCGCTCATGAAGCAGCGCGCCGACCACTATTCCGTCGTCACCAAACGGCAGATGCAGGCGGTAAACGACCAGCTCGACCGCGAGCAGGATCCGCGCTTACGGATGATTCGGGAACATCAAACCACCGTTGGCTTCGGCCCCGATGCGCGCCGCGAAGGCCGCTTCTAGCAACCAGAGCCATTCAGACGATTAAGGAGCCATGCGTCTATGTCGCAAGTCGCAGGGCCTTACGGGTTTCGCATCGTCCAGATGGTAGGTGACACGCCGTTCTCGGGCGGCATCCACACCTACCCGCTGACGGTCAACAACACGGGGGCCTTCTACTTCGGTGATCCGGTGGGCCTGTCTGCCGGCGCGCCGGTGACGTTGACCGCGAGCCCGCTTTCGGGCACGGTCAACGCCAATTCGCCCATCGGCATCTTCATGGGGGCGAGCTATATCGATCCCCTGTGGGGGTTCGTCAACTCGCAGTACCTGCCCGTCAATGCCATCAATCTCGGATACAAAAATGTCCGCCTCAAGATTGTCGACTCCCCCGAAGTCGTGATGCAGATCCAGGCCAATGGCGTGGTGACGGCCGACAAAATCGGACAGAACGCGGCCATTGCCGGGCCTTTCGGCGGCGGCGTTCCGGCCATCGGCAACAGCGTGGTGGTGCTGAGCGCGGCTTCGGTCGCGGTTACCAACACGCTGGCGCTGCGCATCTACGATTTCGTTTACAACGCGGCGCCGTCTCCCGGCGCAAGCTCGATGCCCGGTGACCCGTTCACCGATGTGCTGGTGTGCTGGAATGCCGGCGTCCACCGGTTCGATCAGGCGGCGGGCCTGTAAGGAGCTGAAGCCATGGCGATTTCAAGAGCACAACTACTCAAAGAGCTGGTGCCCGGCCTCAATGCCTTATTCGGCCTGGAATACAAACGCTACGCCGAAGAGCACAAGGATGTCTTCGCTACCGAGACCTCCGA